TACTTAAAGAAGTTATGGCGTTTCCACGTACAGCTTCTAACTATATGAGAGCTGCTGCATCATGGACACCTATTACATTAATACCCGGTATTAGTAAGTATAGTAAAACTATATATGCTAAGACAGCTGACGATATAGCTGACGCTCTTATGGAGCATGGTATTGTCATGGCTAAAGAACCTAATGCACAGGTTATCTTTGAGAACTTACGTGCAGAATATGTAGGTAGATTAGCTTTCAGTAGCTTACTTGTATCTACATTATTTGGTTATGCTATGGGTGGTAACATTCGTGGTAACGGTCATTACAATGCGAGTGAACGTAACAAGCAAAGAGATCAGATGGGTTATGAGCCTAAGACTATACGTATAGGTGACAAGTGGGTCAGTTATAAAGGTATTATAGGTATCGAACATATCTTAGCTATCATGGGAGATCTAGCATACTATGCTGGTGACATTGATGAAAACCTACTTGAAAACTGGGAGTCTAAGTTAGCTTGGACTATCGGTGCTACATTCCTAAATGAAACACCTTTAGCTGGTGTAGAGCCTTTGTTTGATGCTATGAATGGTAACGTACGTGCATTTAACAGACTTGTATCTCAAAGTGCATCATCATGGATTCCAGCTAGTGGAGCTCTTGGTGTTATTGCTAACGCTACAGATTCTGCACAGAAAGATATTAATGGTGAGATTATATCGTTTGTTAAGAATAGAATACCCGGATTAAAGAGTAGTCTACCTAATCAGATAGATATATGGACAGGTGACCCTATTAATGATATAGATAATCCTTTCTTAAAAGCACTAAATGCTATTAGCCCTATACAAGTTAATGGGTCTAATGAACCTTGGAGACAGTTTCTATTTGATATTCAGTACAGAGGTTTAAGTATACTTAAGTTTGACTCTAGTGGATCATACGAATGGAAACCAGAAGACAGAGAAATAATAAATCAATATATTGGTGAGCAACAGTTGTGGAAAGAAGTCGAGCGTATTATGAAACGCAAAGATTATCAACAACAGATCAAAGATATCAAGGCACTGAGAAATCAGAATAACCAAACCAATAAAGATATAATAAATTTAAAAACCACTCTACTACCCATACATCAAGATCTAAATAATGTAGTTCGTGAAGCTTTAAAAATAGCTGAAGCGAGATACTTACGTGAACATCCACATGTACAACAATCTATCTTTAACGCACAACAAGCTAAAGTACGTATGAAGGAAGGTAATGTTGAAGGTGCTGGTGAAATACAAAGTAGAGATCTTGAAACTAAAAAACTAATCGAATACGGTAATTAAAATGAGTGCTGTTACACAGAACGACTATACCCAGCAGAACAATACAACTGTTCTGTACAATTTTACATTTCCATATCTTAAGACATCAGACGTTAAAGTAAGTCTTGATGGGGTTGTTACTACAGCTTTTACATTAGCTAATGCAACCACAATACAATTAAATAGCGTTCCTACAACTGGAACTAAAATCAGAATATTTAGAGAAACCGGTATCGACGATCTAACAGCAACATTCTATGCTGGATCAGCTATTAAGTCAGAGGATCTAAACGACAACTTTACGCAAAACTTATTTGTTACGCAAGAGGTTAACCAAAGATTTCTTAATACTCTTGGTGGTACTAAGATGATTAACAATCTGCAAATGGGAGAAGATACAGATATTATCTTTGAAGGTGCTACTGATAATGACCATGAAACAACTTTATCAGTAGTTGACCCTACCGCAGATCAAACATATAGACTACCTAACTTATCTACTGGTACTTATGACTTAGTAAGTACTGGAGATACTGGTACTGTAGCCAGAGCCATGATTGCAAACGATGCAATTAATGGTACAAAGATAGCCGATGACTCTATAGATTCAGAGCACTATGTTGATGGCTCTATCGACACACAACACATAGCTGCTGACCAAATAACAAATGCTTTAATAGCAGACGACCAAATAGATTCTGAACATTATGTAGCCGGTTCTATAGATCATGAGCATTTAGCAAATGATATTATAGATGGTGATAATATAGTAGATGATGCTATTGGTAATGAACATATAGCTACAAATGCAGTCAATGCAGACAGTGTAGCTAACAATGCGATAGATACTAATGCTATACAAAACCTAGCAGTCACAAATGGTAAGCTAGCAGACAATGCAGTCACACAAGCTAAAATGGCTGATGACTCTGTTGGTGCTGCTGAAATTATAGACAATGCAGTTGGTTCAGCTGCACTTGCATCTAATGCTGTAACTAATCTTAAGATGGCTGACAACTCTGTTGGTACATCTGAAATCGTTAACGACGCAGTAGTTACAGATAAGATAGCAGATAATGCTGTTACCATGGATAAGTTAGCTAACGGTTCACTACCTACAGATATAACTATAGTTAGTGCGAACATAACTGACGGAACTATTGTTGAAGCTGATATCGCTAACGATGCTGTTACAGCAGATAAGATAGCTGACGGTACGTTAGATGGTAGATACTACACAGAAACTGAGCTACTTAATGGTGCTTTGGATGGTAGATACTATACAGAAACCGAAGCTGAAGCTAAGTTTCTTAGACAAGATTCTAGTGAAACTATTGCTAGTGGTGTTACATGGTCTAACTCAGACGCATTTGTAGCTACGACTGCTGCTATCAACGCAAGAATTATTGACCTTGTTGATGATATAGGTGGATTTACAACTATTGCAAACGAACTAAGTTTTCCAAATACAAACCCACAAGGCACAACAGGACAAGCTGCTATAATGAGTATTGGTGCTTTATCACAAAGTTATACTCCTAGTGGTACTACAGTAACTATTGCAAATGGAACTGTAGGAAATAGCACCGTAACACTTACTGGTGTACCTTCTGCATTACCAGCAGGGTTTGGAATATTAGTCGAATCAACATCGACACTTAATACTTATACATTCCATAGATTAGTACCAAAAGCAACTGAAGTTACAACTGTAGCTGCTAACGCTACGGCTATTGCTGCTGCGGGTAATAATGTTACAGATATAAATAACTTTGCTGATCTATACCAAATAGGTAATTCTGCACCTACAACTAGAGCAGATAACTCATCTTTACAAGAAGGTGACCTATGGTATGATAGTAGTAATGATAACATACGTGTGTATACTGGTAGTGCTTTTGCAGCTGTCACACCTACACAACAAGTGTTAGATGATATTGCTATCGTCTCAGGTGCTGTAACATACAGTGAAGATTTAGGTCTTATTACTGATGCCGCATCAACAGGTAGTTCTAATGGATCACTTGACATAGTTGCAGATGCACTCGAAGACGAAGTAACATTTACTATTACAGCAGCCACAGGTAAATTTATTATTGATGGTGTAGATAAGCCTGCACTAACATTGTACAAAGGCTGGACATATACATTTGACGTAAGTGACGCATCGAATGCAAACCATCCACTACGATTTTATGCTGGTAGTTCTCAGTACTCTACAAATGTAACTGTTACTGGTACACAAGGACAATCTGGTGCAAAAGTACAAATAGTTATACCAGAGTCTCAGCCTAGTAACTTCCAATACTATTGTACAAATCACAGTGGTATGGGTAATACTATTACAGTTAAAGATGATCCTATTAAAACAGTATCTGATAATATAACAAGTATTACAGGCGTAGCTGGTAACTCATCTAATATTAACTCAGTACATTCTAATGCAACCAACATTAACGCCGTACAAGCTAACGCTTCTAATATTAATGCTGCTGTTAGCAACGCTTCAAATATTAATAGTGCTGTTTCCAACGCTACAAACATCAATACAGTCGCTGGTGCTATATCTAATGTTAACTCAGTAGCTACAAATATATCCAATGTTAACAGCGTAAATAGTAACGAAACTAATATAAACAGTGCAGTATCTAATGCTAGTAATATAAACTCAGTAGCTGGTTCAATATCTAATGTAAATACAGTTGCTAGTAATTTAAGCAATGTTAACAGTTTTGCTAATATATACCGTATAGCAAGTTCTGCACCTACTTCTAGTCTCGATCAAGGAGATCTATACTTTGATACCACATCTAATGAGTTAAGAGTATATAACGGTTCATCTTGGCAAGGTGGTGTTACAGCTACTGGTAACCTAGCCGGTTTAGGTGCTAACACATTTACTGGTAACCAAACAATAAACGCAAACATTATTGTATCAGGTACTGTAGATGGTGTAGATATAGCTGCGTTTAAAACATCATTTGATAATCTAAGCACAGATATCGTTAATGATACTACTCCACAACTAGGCGGAGCGTTAGATGGTCAAAACAATAACCTGTCAAACATTGGTACTATAGATGGTGCTAACTTACAACTCGACTTCGGAACTCTATAAATGGCAAAATTATTAAAATTAAGACGAGGAACAACCTCGCAACATGGTAGCTTTACTGGAGCCGAGGGTGAAGTTACAGTAGATACAGACAAAGAAACTCTTGTCGTACATGACGGCTCAACTGCTGGAGGACATCCAGTAGCAGCAGAAGATATGGCTAACGTAACTGCTGCAAATATTAAAGGAAGACTAGGTAGCACATTAACCAACACAGAAATTAACGCATCTGCTGCAATAGCTGGAACTAAGATATCTCCTGACTTTGGTAGTCAAAATATAACTACAACTGGTAGTGCAACTATTTCTGGTGAGCTAATAGTTAACGGTAATACTACAGCAAAAATTCATTTACAAGATAGTAACCATAACCCAGACTATGAAATATCTAACGCTGATGGTGTTTTAAGAGTTCGTGACACAACCAATGCTGCGAATAGAATCATGGTTAATACAGATGGTCACATTGATTTAAAAAGTAATGTAGACTGCGAATCTGGACTTGACGTAACAGGAAACATCACAGTATCAGGAACAGTTGACGGTGTAGACGTAGCAGCTAGAAACACATTATTTGGTGGTTTAACATCTAGCTCTGGAGTACTAACTAACGGTGTAACCGCAACTACTCAAGCACAGTCTGATAACACAACTAAGGTTTCTACAACTGCATATGTAAGAACAGCTATTGCTAACGCTCAAGCTTTTCCATCTGGAACAGTCATGCTTTTTTATCAAGCAAGTGCTCCTACAGGTTGGACAAAAGTAACAACTCAAAATAACAAAGCACTAAGAGTTGTAAGCGGTACTGGTGGAGGTACTGGTGGTAGTAATGCGTTTACTGATACTTTGACTGGATCTATAGGAATCACAGCTAACGCTGCTAACACAACTGCGACTGGTAACGTATCAGTGGCTAACAATACTGCTGGCGGAAGCGTATCAATAGCTAACGCATCTACTGGTGGTACTGTAAACAACCACACATTGACTACTGCGGAAATGCCAAGTCACAGCCACAGTTATCAGCAAAACTATGACTGTAACAATGTTATATCTGGATATCAAAACTGGGGTATTACATGTAACGCTAACCAAGGTTCTAACACTGGAAACACTGGTGGAGGTGGAGGTCACTCACACGGATTTACTGGTGGGTCACACAACCACAACGCAAACTTTACTGGCAGTGCTCATGCTCATAACGCTTCTTTTACTGGCAGTGCACACAACCACAGTATTACTGTTGGAAACCTAGATCTGGCAGTTCAGTATGTAGATGTAATTCTTGCGTCAAAAGATTAATATGAAAAAATCCACCTCTATAATTACAGACCCTTATATCTATGTAGAAAAAAATGTATTAACAAAACATAGATGTGAAGCATTAATAAAAAAATTTGAGGAAGATTCTAGAAAAAAACAAGGTGTTACTGGTGCTGGACTTGACCTCAAAATAAAAAACAGTTTAGACTTAAATATAAGTCATTGCTCTGATTGGGCAAAGCACGATTCTTACGTTCATCCAAAATTAACTAAAGTTATTGGTAACTATTACGAACACTTAGGTAAAGTTATTGATGGGACAAGCTTTACTGGTACTCCTCCATTTAAACAAGTTGTTCCAAATAACTTTAAAGATACTGGTTATCAAATACAAAAAACAGAACCCGGTAAAGGGTACATTTGGCATCACGATTTTGTTGCAACAAACATAAACAATGTTCAACATACAAGGCATTTGACGTTTATTTTTTACTTAAATACAGTTGACGAAGGATGGACACAGTTTTATAACGGAGATCAAATTGCTCCAGAAACAGGAACTGTAGTTATTTTCCCTGCTACTTGGACTTATGTACATCAAGGTTTTCCACCTTTACAAACTAAATACATAATGACAGGTTGGGGATGGTTTACAGGAGACTATATGTAATGGCAAAACTTAAACATGGTGATCTTTGTCCTCTTATTGGAGAAAGCTGTCGCCAACTAGAATGTGCGTGGTACACAAAAGTATCAGGAGTACATCCACAAACAGGAGAACCGGTAGAAGAATATGGATGTGCAGTAGCTTGGATACCGTTTTTACAAATGGATAATACGATGAAAGTCTATCAAGCTGGTGCAGCTATAGAGTCGTTAAGAAATGAAACTGTAGAAAAAATATCACCAACAATAACTACGCAAACTTTACCAACACAACCAATAAAAATAAATGGCACAGATTTCGATAATAGCTGACGATAAAATGGTCGTCAAAGATGGGGCTGGTATTAGTGGTTTAACATTATCTTCTGTACCAGCCGATGTATGGGCTGTTCAATGGAATAGTACAACATCAAAAGGAATAGTAGAAAAGAGAGATTTGTCCGTAACAGAAATTACTGAATTAGGTATTTATCAAGCATGTGTTGATGAATATGAAACTGCAAAATCTAAAATACCAACTCCTACTACTCGTTCAG